TACAGATTTAAAAGCATTTGTAAACGGTACACAAATAGGTAGTACTATAACTGATTCGACTAATTTTTCAGGTGCTGCAGGAACTAGACCGCTTAGATTAGGACGTTGGCAATATGGTGGAGGAACTAACGCTTATCTAAATGGATATGCTCAGGATGTTAGAATTACAAAAGGCTTAGCAAGATATACTGCAAACTTCACACCACCTACAACAGAATTTAAGGGTTAAAAGATGACAACTAAAAGTAGATTGATATCAAAATTAATAGATGGTAAAGGTGTTGTAAAAGCATCTGTTTTAGATTCAGATAGTATTGGTGTATCAACTCAGAAAAGTCTTGCAACTATTTCAGGTACTGCTACTTATTCATCTGCAGATACTTTACCAACATCTGCTTCTGATGGTGATCAAGCTCTTGTAACATCTACAAACAGACTATACATATACTCAGGTTCTGGTTGGTATAACATTGCTTTGGTAAACAATACACCATATTGGTCAACTGAAGCTAGCGCTAACTACGATCTTAATAAAAACGGTACATCTACGACTATTACTATTCTAGCAATTGATAGTGACGGTACTCATCCTTCTTACAGCGCTGTTACAGATAGTGACTTTGATGCTATAGCAACCATATCAAAAGATAGTGATAACGGAAGAGTGTTTATTGTTACACCTATCGATAGTGATAATGGAACAGCTATTGGAGGTACTGGTACCGTTACGTTTAAAGCTAGTGATGGTGTAAATTTAGTATCTACTGTTAGTACTTTTAGTATAGCATTCAAAATTGCTAATTCTCAATATATTACTCTATTAGTAAAAGCAAATACAGGAGGTACAGATAACCAAGTTGATGCATCAACTAATAATCTTAGTATTACTGAATATGGCGATGTAACTTCAACAGCATTTTCTCCATATCATCCTGCTGGATATAGTGTATACTTTGATGGTAGTGGTGATAATTTAACAGCTCCAAATATTGCCATGGCCGGTGATATTACATTTGAATTTTGGTTCTATCAAGATGTTGCACAAAGTGCAGCTTATAGATGGTTATTAGGAACTGATATATATGGTGCTAGTGCACCGATAGCTATTTACACAAATAATACTGTAGTGCAGGTATGGCTAGATGGTAGTGGTAGTGCTGATATAAGCGGAGCATTTACTGCGCATACATGGCATCATGTTGCAGTGGTACGAAATTCCGGAACATGGACCTTATACATTGATGGTACATCACAAGGTACATCAACTTCTTATGGTTCTACTGATTTTGCTGCTACTGTGGATTGGTGGATAGGTGAAAGACCAAATGGATCATATGATTTTACTGGATATATAAAAGACGCTAGATTTGTAAATGGAACTGCAGTCTATACTTCAGCATTTACTCCACCAACCACACAACTTACAGCTGTTAGTGGTACATCATTATTAACATGTCATCTTCCTTATATCGCTGATGGATCAACCAACAGTCATGCCATTACGGTTAATGGCAACCCGTCAACTAAAAGATTTAGTCCTTACGATTATCCAGTTGCATATACAAAAGCGGATCACGGTGGTTCTGTGTACTTTGACGGTAATGGTGATTATATGGACGTTAGTACCAGTACTGCAGCAGATTTTGGAACAGGTGACTTTACAGTAGAAGTATGGTGGTATCCGACAACTCCTACACAAAATGGTGTTCTTTGGGGAGGATTTACTAATGCCACAAATACCAGTAATAATGTTTGTGAGTTCTATTTAGGATTATCTACTGGGTGGTTAAGGCCTCATATTAATACCAATTTTGGTGGTACATGGACTACACGTATATCAACGACTGAATTTTGTAAGGATAAAACTTGGAATCATGTAGCGTATGTGCGTAACGGAAATGTAGGTAACATTTATATTAATGGCAAAAAGGGTCCAGATAATGCAATTGATGCCACAGCAGAATTTAATAACCCGTTTAACTCCTTACGAGTTTTTAGAAGTTGGCAAACAACAACATCTTATGGTAAAGGATATTTAGCAGATCTTAGAATTGTAAAAGGTACTGCAGTTTATACAGCAGACTTCACACCTCCAACTGTACCTTTGACTGCGATTAGTAATACTGAATTGCTTACAATGACAAATAAGAATAATATTTGGGATGCTAATGGCCAATTACTATCTAAAAGCGGTAACGTAACTGCTAGTAATACACAAAGAAAGTTTACCACATCTTCTTCAATGTACTTTGATGGAGGAGGAGATTATTTAAGTTTACCAAACGCTTTACGACCTCTTAGTGAATGGGTAAATGGAGATTGGACTGTTGAACTCCAGATTTACACTACTAAAACTGCTAATCAAAATATTTGGGCCGTTTCTAGCGCACATGGCGCTGCTGGAACTTCGTTTGGTTTATGGACAGGCCATACAACAAACAAACCATCAATATATGTAAGTAATGGCTCTGGATATTTTATTGTTAACCTTGCTGGAACTACTACTGTGACTGACGGCGCTTGGTATCATATTGCTGTGACTAAATCAGGAAATGTTTATCGTATATTTGTTAATGGGACTCAAGAAGCAACTACAACTAATTCTGGTACAATAAGCACAGCAGCAACAAATATTTTTCAAATTGGTCGACAAGGAAGTGGTACAGGAGAAGATTTTAATGGTTACATACAAGATTTAAGAGTATCAGAATTTGCAAGATACACAACTAACTTTACTGCCCCTACAGCTGAATTTGAGGGTTAAATTAAATGGATGAAGTAATACTTTGGGAACATAGGAAGGCTTTGGTCAAATGGATATGTATCAATAACTATTCACCACGCCATGCAAGACTTATCTTGATGGGGGCTGTCTAAATGGCTGGAAAAAATAGATTACTTGCTAAAATACTTGGTAATAATAATGGTTTAATAACACCTGATTCAGATCTATTAGCGGTGGCATCAACAAAAAATATTCCTACCGCGGTAGGTACATCAGTATATTCAAGTATCGACGATTTACCTAGCACAGCACCCGCGGGTGAAAAAGCACTTGTAACATCGACAAACACTTTATATCTTTACAATGGTGGTTGGTATAGAATTGCTGTTATTAATAATTTTAATCCACAATGGCTTACAGAACCTGATTCAGAATACACCTTAGAATTATCAAGTGTAGATAGTGATTTAAAAATAGTTGTATACGCTACTGATAGTGATGATGTACCGATAACATATACAGCTGTTGTTGATTCAGATTTTAATGTTGCAGCTACTGTTACACATGATAGTGATAAAGATAATATATGGGTTGTAAGAAGAAGAGATAGTGAATTAGGTGCTGGTACAACAGGAGATGTTACATTTAAGGCATCAGATGGAACTAATTTTGTACAAAAAGTTACCACTTTTGCTATTGCCGCTAACAGTTCATTAACAGCTGGTACATTACAAGCTCGCAATCAACAACGAACAGTAAACGGGTATAGTAGAGTTTCTGGTACGGGTTATAGCTCTAGTGATACAATTCAATATTCTATATCTGGAACTGGATCTTCTGATGCCGATTATGATTTCCCTACATCTATTTCAGGAGCAACTAGTAATGCGTTTTCTTCTGGCATATTTTCTTTGCGCGTACAGCCATCTGCGTCTACCAACAACGCAGGTGATTACGAAACTCATACATTAACTGTTCCTGGCCAATCAGGAACTTTTAAAATATATCCTTTCGGTCATCGTTTAGCATATGCCAGTAACAATTTTATTAATTGGAACATTTATTCAAACAGTGATCTTTCAAGTGCTCACACTTGGTCAGTAAGAGCATGGGATTCTACAACAAGGGAAAAAATATATAATATGTTCGCGAAGGTCGGTAATCAAGGCAGCGCTGGTAATAGAAGATCATTTCAGGGATTGAAAATTTATTGTATTATTCAGGGTGATGGTTATACTACAACAGGAACTAAATCAGTACAAGGAACCACTGTTCACCAAACCTCTGTAGTTTGGGCAGGTACTCCTGATTTAACTTGGTCTCAAGGAACGAGTGGCTATAACCATTCTATTGCTTTTGGAGATTGGAATGCAAATAGCGTTACAAGAACAGCATCTGCTTCAACAGTGACAAACCTAATAGACAATCAAAGTAACCAAAATATCCAATTGTGGAAAATTGAAGCATACTCTAATAGCGGATTAACTTCTTTAATTAATACAGTTTACGCAAATCCTTCATCACCAAATTATTTTGTAGTTTGAACATAAAAAAAGGAGGCAGTAGCCTCCTTTTTCTAACGCTACAATGGCATATTAGTCCGCAGCAAGCGATTTAAAATAGTCTTCTAAGTCATCTTCATCAGTAGAGCTTGTTGTAGTATCCGTAGGTTTTTTGAACACAGCATCAAACTCTTCTTTTGTATTTGTAGTCTCAGCAGTAGGTACTGATACATTACTAGAAGTTTCTTGATAGCTATCACCCGATGTCTGACCAATAACACCCATTAGCTTAGTATTAAGTTCTTCATATGACTTGAACGTAGTTGGGTCAACCATTTCATGTACATCATGTTGAGCATTAAACACAGCTTCTAGCTTACTTTCTTCTTCAGATAACGCAGAAGGGCGTTCGAACTCAGAAGAGTCGTAATTCCAATAACCAGATACAATTTTAATCTTGATACGGAAATTAGCACCTTCAATAAGATCAAAAGGATTTACAGCTTCTTCATCTGCAAACTCGGGTTGCATCGCACCCATAACCTTATCAAAAATCTTTTGTCCAAATTGATAGATCATTACTTTACCTTCGTTAGAAGGGTTAGCTGGATCCTTTACTACTAAAACGTTAGCGTAGTATGAAGTACGACGTTTTTGTTTACGAGCAATCTCTTTATTAGACTCGATACCAGTATTCCATAGTTTAGAATTGTATTCTGATACTGGATCTTGTTGACCAACAGTAGTAAGAGATTTTTCGATATACCACTTACCAGTCGGGCCTTGAAAACCATGAGAGTAAACTCTTACCCATGGTGTTTTATTTACATCACTACCCGGTAAAAACCTTACTACTGCATAACCGGTATTATCAGAACCCATTTTAGGTTTCCAAATACGATCATCATCACCTGAACGGTTTTCTGTGTTTACTTCTTTTTTGAGAGTTTCCGTCATAGTGCTGAAAGCTTCTTGACGGTTCTTTAGATAATCTTGAAACGACATTTATATTCTCCTGTTTCTCTGTTTCGTAGTTTCGTTATAATAAGACATTGCGTGCAACATCTATAATATTTATAAGGTTATTTGAAAGTTTTTTCTTTACAAATGGTTTATACTTTACGACCTTGTTAATGTAATCAGGCCAAACAAAAGGAACCTTAACCACCTTTTGATGTTTCTCTATGTATGGAAAAATTTCATCTAACATACAAACTGTTTCAATTGAAATAGTGTTATTAATACAGTACTTATGAATCTCTGGTATTTTGTCTTCGTTACAAAAAATCATATTAGCTGGATTGTTTAATTTTATAAAATGTAAATCTTGCTCAAATTTAGATGGGAAGTTTTTGAATATAGATCTATATTCTTCCATTTTGGGTTTAGACATATTACGAATCCATTCTTTAGGGTTTTCTAAAAAATGAGCTACAAAGAAATCTTCTCTATCTTCTTTGCGTATAATTTTCGTAAGTTTTTCAAAGCTAAAGATATCATTGCGAGCTGAATACGCGTCCGCAGAAGCCTTAACTTTTCCGTTGTACTGGAAGTAATCATAATTAGTACTGAAATGACGTTGCAAAGCCAAGTACATAATATATATTTCATAACCATCTTTCGTCAAACAATTTTACCTGTCTTATACTTAAGCATGTTCAATTCCATTGCATCAGCTTCAATCTTTTCTTTAATTACTTTAGGTAGTGCTTTCTTAACCGATTCAAATTCGATATTATATCTTTCGCATATCTCAACTGTACATTCAATATAGTTAAGTTCAGGAGATATCTTTTTTAATGATTCTATTTCCTCTGACAAATTTTTTACTCTTCTAGTTATTTCACTATCGGTAGAAAACATTATTCTTCAAAACCTGTCTGTGGATAATGTTTGTCAATAGTACGTTGAGCTAATGTAGCTAAATATTGATCAATAATATGTTCGTTTTTATCTTGATAAAAATCGCGAACCATTTCCAATATTTTTTGTTTATCATTATCTGCTAACTGATTAGCAGTAACGAAGTTTGTAATATCCATAGCCGCTTCTGCTATATCACTTGGCTTGAGAAGATTCATATTGTTTAATCCTTTCTCTCAATTGTTCAGTCCAATGAATAATATCTTTACCTCTAATAAAGAACTCTTGAACTGAGCCATCTTGTACAGATATTAAAACTAATATCTGTTTTGGTAGTTGACCTGTTAACTCGTAGAATGAAGTGAAGTAGAACGCGCCTTGTATGTAGTAGTCGTGTATATAAGACTCTCGCTTAACAGACTTCGCTGTCTTGAAGTCAATAATTGTGAGCTCACCGTCATAGTCCGCAACGCAGTCAACAGTTCCGGCGACATGTAATTTATGAGAGAACAATCCTGATTCAAGTGCTTGTACATTATCTATCCTATCTAAGTAAGGTCGAATTCCCCTAAACAATAACTCGCCAGAAGTAGAACCAAGATCATCCAGAGTTTGATTGAGCAAGTAATCTTCACAAAGCTTATGCATAGAAGTACCGCGTGTTGTAGCAGCTGTAGTAATTTTGTTTGCCATTTCTTCGCCAACTCTCTTACGCCACGCTTTAAGTGCAGTAAGATCTTTAGTTTTAGAAAGGACAGTTGTAATAGAAGGATATTTAGTTTCCTCATTAACTGCATATCTACGACCCTCATTAGAGTTTATCTGTTTAAGCTTCGGTAGATCTACCCAAATGTGATTGAACTTTTTTAACATCTTCTTTTGTAATCGTAGCATCGCTTAGTTCAAACATATGTTCTAATAATATATTTTCTAAAATACTTCGCAAACCACGAGCTCCTGTTTTCTGTTGTTTAGCTAACACGGCTATCTCATATAAACTATTATCGTCAAAACTAAGAGTTTTTTCTGAATGATTGAAAAGTTCTTTGTATTGGTATATTAAATTGTCATCAACTTTAGATAAAATATTAACTAAATCTTCTACTGTTAATTCATTGAGTACCGCGAGTAATGGTATACGACCTAGTATTTCTGGAATGAAACCAAACTCCTCTAGATCTTCTGGTTTAGCTTGATGTAGTAAACCAAGATCAGATGTAGATTGATTAAGTGCTGCACCAAAACCAAAATTAGTTGTAGGACCTACTTTAAGTCTTTTAGCTACTATTTCTTCTAAATCAACAAAGGCTCCACCTACAATGATAAGTATATTAGACGTATCAATAGTAAATTTTACTTTTGCAAATCCTGTTGATCTTTCTACATCTACTTTAGTACCTTCAATAAGTTTAAGTAGAGCTTGTTGTACAGCTTCACCACCAACATCTCTATTTTTACCAGGTATTTTTCTTTTAGCTATTTTATCAAACTCGTCAATAAAAATTATACCGGTACTAGCTGCATCATAGTTACCTTGTGAAGCATCTACTAAACCTTCAATAAGAGAATCAACATCTTTACCTACATAACCTGCTGCAGTTAAACTATTAGCGTCAGCAATATGACAAGGTATCTTTAAAAATTCAGCTAACTTTTTAACTAAAAATGTCTTACCAGAACCTGTAGGGCCTAATAACATTAGATTAGTTTTATCTAATCTTTTTTCATAATCTGATTCTTTGTAGATAAGTAATCTTTTGTAGTGATTATGAGCAGATACTGATAGCATTTTTTTAGCTCTATCTTGACCTACTACGAATTTATCTAAGTATTCATAAATTTCTTTAGGGTCAGGTAAGTTAAAAATACCACCTTCCACATCGTCAAAAGTTAATTCAACTTTATCTCTAACAGCAGCTAGCTTACGTTCAAAGAACGCTTTTTCGTCTTTTGAAATTGGTTTCATTATATAAGATGATCCACAGCTTTTGATAATGGGTTTTGTTGTTTAAGTAGTCTCATTCTATCTTTAAAACCTTCAGGTAACCTTCCACTCTCTACAGACTTACCACCTATAAAGGAAGGAGTACTTAAAGTGTATTTTAAATCCGGATTATTATTCTTAAATTCAGCTAGATCATCATAGCTTAAAGTGTGTTGTTCTATTTCACCGGATTTGTTTATAAAATTATAAACAGGCATTATAATGATTTTCCTTCTTCTTCAAATAGTTTTCTACACAACTGTTCGTAGAATTCTTTAAAACTATTATAGTCATCAAACAGTTCAGGTTCTAAATCCATTATATCAGACAGCTTATTCCATGCAATTCTACCGGATTCTATAACATCTTTGTTGTCTTGTGGTTCCATTTAATATCTCCTAAAACAATTATAAAATTTGTCATAAATAATTTATGCCTAATAACTTATTTAATAGATATAGAGAATTAGCAGCCAAAGCGGAAATTTCAATGGGATCAAAAGAATCCATTGAATGGTTTAGAAATAGAATAAGAAAAGATTCTAGAATAAGAAACCACGATAGAGTTACTAAGAATCTCAAGAAAGAAAGACCTGGTCCAGGAAAACTTATGACGTATGCTTATGATCCTAAGTTTAAAGAGACGCTAAAGTATTATGATGAATACCCTCTAATAATTATGCTTGATACTAATCAAACAGGATGGTACGGTGCTAATTTACATTATCTTCCTCCACAGTTAAGAGTAACTTTATTAGAAGAAATTGATTATAGAAAGAAACCTTTAAGAGCTATCGCTTCGGCGTTAGAGAACAATCCCATTACTAGAGTTTGTTTAAAAAGATATCTAGTAAAACAAGTAAAATCTCCTCCTGTAACAATTCCTAAAGATGAATGGGAGATAGCTATACAGTTACCATTTGAAAGCTTTGTAAAAGCAGGTCAAAAGAAAGTATGGAGAGATAGTAGGTTAGGTATATGAATATAGGAGAAATGAAAGCAAAGCTGTCTACGCAAGGGATAGCAAGGGACAACAGGTGGTTATGTAGGATATACCCACCTAAAGGTTTAACTTCTACTAATAATGCTATAAGTAATTTGTTGTCTAGAGGACCTTTAAATGTTAATGTTAACTTACCTGGTTTAGATGCTGCTGATGCTGCTGTAAATGGATTGAATGATATATTAGATATTGGTAATGATATAATAGGTTCTAATTTATCTTTACCAACTCTTGGTTCTGTATTAACTAATACAAGAGGTGTAACAGAAAGTCTTAATTTATTTTGTAACGCAGCTGAATTACCTGGAAGAGATATCTTAAGTATGGAATACAGGGATTATGGTAAATCAAGACAGATAGGTGTCAGACACCAACACGGTGATTTAACATTGGTTTATTACAGTGCAGAAGATTTAAGAGAAAGAAGATTTTTTGAAAATTGGCAAAATATAATTTTTAACCCTAAAGCTAAACAACATGGTTATTATAATGAATATACAGCAAGGATGGAAATATCTAAATACAATCAAAGCTGGAGTAAAGAAACTGCTGAATATAGATTTAATGAGGTATATCCTACTAACGTTGGCGCACAGGCGTTACAATCAGATCAAGGCGACTTACTTAGACTAACAATGACGTTTAAGTATCATAATTATGAAAGGATCAAATAATGAGTCAGCTTAAGAATATTAAAATTAATACACCTACATATAGAGAAATTATACCTTCTAATAAAACAGAAGTAAAAATTACTCCTTTTAAAGTAGGAGATGAAAAAGTATTACTACTAGCTTCAGAATCAAAAGATGTAGCACAAATGGTTGACGGTCTTAAATCAGTTATCTCTAATTGTGTTGATGGTATAGGTGTTAATGAATTAGCATCTTTCGATGTTGAATATTTGTTCTTAAAAATTAGATCTGTGTCTGTTGGAGAGACCGCAGATATAATGATGACATGTCCAGAATGTGAGACAGCAAATGAAGTTAAAATTGATCTAACTAAAGTTGAATTAAGAGGTCTAGAAGAGTTTAAAACAAATATTAAAATTACTGATGATCTTATGTTTAAAATGAAAACTCCGGATATTGATAGTTTTTCTAAAGCAGAAAACAATCCAGATAGTATAATTAATTTTATTGCCGGTAATGTTGAAAAAGTTTTTTATGGAGAAGAAACTATTGATGTAGGTTTAAATGAGATACCAGATGTAGAAGGTATTATTAATCAATTAACTTCTGCACAGTTTTCCGATCTACAAAATTATGTTTTAAAAATACCAAAAGTATCATATGATACAGAGTACACATGTAAACATTGTGGTACTGAAAACAAAAATACATTAGAAGGATTATCTGATTTTTTTTAGTAAGCCTCTCTCACATTGACCTGATTAACTACTATCAGTTAATTTTTAATATGAAACAACATCATAATTGGTCAGTAGAAGAAATAGAAAATATGATACCGTGGGAGAGGGAAGTATATGTCTCTCTTTTGAGACAACATATAGAAGAAGAAAATGAGAAAATGAGAAAACAAAATGGCAGAGTCTCCTGAACTTAAAACTCTTAATTCGATTAAAGCTGTATTAGCAGATAAAAACGCTAATGAAAAAGCATTAAAAGAAGCATTTGAAAGTAGTCAAAGAGCATTCCCTGCTCAAGAGTTTAAAAACTTGACTACTAAAATGGGTGATGATATTAAAGATACTAGAAAAGCTTTAAAAGCTAGAATGGCTGATGATGGTGGTGATGGTGTAGCTTCGGGGTTAGCTAAGTTTCTTGGTGTAGATTTTAAGAGTGAGTTCTTTGATAGACTAAAAATGATTGGAACTGGCTTTGGCGAAATTAAAAAAGGGTTTAAAGATTTAGGCACAGCTTTAGGTTTAAACAAAGTTGCAAAATCAGTGGGCGGTTTTTGGGATTTCTTAAAAAAGATATTAGCGGTTGGTCTAGCTACAGTTGGTTTTATTTCTTTCTTAGAAGGTTGGAGTGCTGCTGATAAGATATTTGGAGAAAACGCAACGTTTGGAGAAAGACTATCTTCCGGATTAGCTTCTGTTATACAATCTTTCACTGGATTAACAGATGGTGAAACTGCTGATTTAGCTAAAGATATAAACGTTGTAGTAACAGATATAATTGAATTCTTAGCAACAGAGTTTGATGCTATAAAAACATCTTTAAAAGCTATGTGGCCTAATGTTAAAAATGCTTTTGAAGGTATTAAAAGAATACTAGAAGGGGATATAGTTGGTGGTTTAGGTCAATTGACTAGCGGTCTTGGTGGTGTGGGTAGTCAACTTTTAAGTTCAGAAAGTATGTTACTTAATGTTGTTGGTATACTAGCAGCTGTTAAACTAGCTGGCGCTGCGCTGTCATTTGTAAGTGCTATAGGTCCTATCTTTACCGCTATGTCTACAATTGCTACTGGTTTAGGAACTGTCTTCGCAGCTGTTGGTGGTAAAGCAGCTTTAGCTACTTTGTTGGCTACTTTTGCGCCTACTCTTGGCGCGGTATTAGTACCTCTAGGTATTGCTATTGCAGCTATTGTAGCTTTAAAATCTATATTCGATGGTTTTAGTGCCGGCATGGATGAGTTTGAAAAATCAGGAGATATTTCTCAAGCTTTGTCAGTTGGATTAGGTGGTTTTGTTAAGTCACTTCTTAATATGCTTACTCTAGGTCTTTTAAGTGATGAAACATTAGATAAAGTTCAACAAAGCGTAAGTAAGTTTCTTGATCCTATGTTTGAAGGTATTGGAGATCTATTCAAAAATATTTGGAGTTGGATTAAGAGTTCCTGGGATGACGCTGTATTTGCTGTAAAAGATTTCTTAGGTATGGAGTTAACATCAGAAGAAAGATATAAAAAAGCAGAAAAAGATCTAGAAGAAAAAAGAGCTAAAGTAGCTTTCCAAAGAGAACAAGGTCGTACTGGAAGGTTTATGGCTAGACAAGAAGCAGAACTAGCTGAGCTGCAAGCAGAATACGATGGAATGGGCGCTGCTAAAGCAATAGATAATAAATTGCTAGCTAGTGGTACAGGTACGTATAAAGATTATATCAAGTCGATTCAAGATAGTACAGACCTTACTGACAAGCAAAAAGAAATAGAGATAGATGAAGCTAAGGCTGCAAGAGAAAAAATGACCTTCTCAAGTTTTCAGAACACTCAAACTATTCAAAATAATGCTATTATTGCTAAGATCAGACCTCAACAAGAAAAAGTTGTAATGTAATATTAAGATCTTCTTTTAGGTCTATTGGGTTTCTTTTTATTAATGTGTTTAAGTTTTGGTTTATTAGAGTTTTTACTCTCTTGCATTAGTACCGCTTTATCCGTTTCCCAATTAAGTATCCCAAACTTTTTTAGTTTTATTTCTGTCCATATCTCAAAATCCATCTTATTACGAGCGCTGAACTCTTGAGCAGCAGCCCATTTTTCTTGATTAACAGCGAATGTCATAACTTCACTTAAATATTTTTGAGTTTGTCTATTAGGTTTATTAGGTCTTCTTGTTTGTGCAAAAGGTTTAACTTCAATTAATTTTATCTGACCGTTACTCCATTTTACTATAAAATCAGGATAGTATTTAGCTTTACCACCTCTTATAGGATGTTCATAAGGAATATATAATTCTTCAGAACCCCATTCAACTACATCAGGGTTAGAATCTAACCATCTCATTACGTTTCTTTCCCATAAAGATCTATAAGTAACGTTTGTAGTGTCACCTATATACTTTTGAGGGTTATCAAACGTAGAAAATTTTCCTTTATAAGCCATATTAACCTTATTAAATAGTGTAACGAGGTATTTATTTAATGGCTTTTAATTTTAAATCGCTTAGATTTCCTAGAAATGTTGGTACTGATCAAGTACCAAACTACATTAGGTTTGTTCCTAAAGTAATAAAATACGGTGGTTCGGAAAGTCTAAGAAAAGGTTCTAACGGAGTAGGTGCACCGTCGGTAGGTGGTGGCTCTGCAAATGGTATAATTCCTGGATCAGTAGTTCAAGGTCTTGGTGGATTAGTAGGTAATGCTACTGCTGCTTTAGGTAACTTTCAATCAGCAGCAGCTGGTGTACAACAAACAATTGGTGCAGTAACGGGTGCTATGACAGAAGCTGCTAACGCATTTAGTAATAGTCCTACTGCAGTAGGTGGATTAATAGGAGCGGGTCAAAGTTTAGTTAAAAATATATTTGATATAAATTCTAAACACCTTAGTTTTGGTATATCAGTTAAGCCAGATACTCTACAATCAGCTGGTAGTATTAACCTTTACTTACCTCAAAGTTTAGAAACTAATTCTTCAGTAGATTATGAAACTGCTGCTTTAGGTGGTGTAGGTGTGGGTGCTGCAGAAGCTTCAAGAGCTGAAAGAGCAGATTTTAGTTCTACAGTAGGACAGTTGTTACCAGGTGCAATACAAGATCTAGTATCTTCTGGTAATAGAAGAGCTATTTTAGGAGTAGCAACCAATAGAGTTAGCAACAATTTTTCTTTTCAAGTCTTTAATAGTGTGTTACACAGACAATTTGCTTATGAGTTTAGATTAGTAGCAAAAGATGAAAATGAATCTGCTTCTATTAAAGAAATATGTGATATGTTTTTATACTTTATGTTACCGAGCAGAGTAGAAGAATCAGGTATTGGTTTGTATGAAGTACCTTGTCAGTGGGAAATACAATACCAAAGAAAAGGTAATGCTATGCAATTTCATATGCAACCTAAAAATTGCTTTCTTCAAAGTGTGGATGTATCTTATGGCGGCGAAGCAGGTAACTCTACATATAATGATGGCGCGCCAATGGATGTTACATTGAGATTACAATTTATTGAAATAGAACCTCTGTACAGAAAAGGTGATCCTTTTACTCCAGAACCTCTATCTAAAACGGAAAAATCATTAAGCACTTCTTCAGTCCCACCTGGAATTGGACCTACAGGTCCAATAAATGATGGAAGATTAGCAGGAGATTAATATGAGTTATTTTAAACATTTTAATTATATTAACTACTCTTTTCCAGATGGTAAATCTAGATTTTTTAAAAATCTTTCTGTTAGATTAAATTTAAAAGATAACGTCATAAAAAAAGATACTAGATTTTCTAAATATTATATTAAAGATGGTGAGACTCCTGATATTATAAGTGCTAAAACGTACAACAAATCTGATTATCACTGGTGTATTTTATTAGCTAATAATATTACTAATATGTATACACAGTGGCCTAAAGCCCCTCAACAGTTAAATGATCATCTAGTTAAAAAATACCAAACACAAACAAATCAAGCAGGTAATAAAGTAGTTTTATCTAGATTAAAAACTTTAGAGTTTATAAACTTTACAGGTTCACCTTCAAATAATTATGAAGACTCAGACGGTTCAGGTGTAATTTATAGACCTAGACATTTTGTTGACATAGAAGAAAATATCTATTCTTTTGAAACTGCTAGCGGTGAATATAGAGATGCTTACAATAGGTTATTAGTAAGACCTACTTTAACCCCTGTGTCTTATTTTACACATGAATTTAATATTAATGAAAAAAACAGAACAATAGCTTTACCTTCTATTAATTTAATTGAGCAGATGGAAAAAGAACTTAGAATCTTAACCAACGAGTAAATTATGAGTGGTGAATTTCAATATTTTCCAGGTAGAGTTAAAATATCAAATGTTACCATAACAAATGGTTCTGATAAAGCTGATATTACTGAGCTCTTTAAAGAGCTTAATCTTAACACAAGTATTAATAGTGTATCTGCTTCTGCTGAAATTTTAATATCTGATGGTGTAAATTTTTTACACAGCTGGAAACCTAATGCGGGTGATGTTGTTGGTGTGGAATTAGGATATAAAGACGAAACTAAATTATTTAGTTTTAAAGTAATTAGTGTAAATAACATTGCAGATTTTACTAGACAGAGATCATATATTTTAAATTGCGTGTCTCATTTTTATTACGATAGTCTTTACAAAGATGTTATTGGAAGTTTTACGGGTACTACCTCTAGTATAGCTAAAGGTTTATTTTTAGAAAACAGTGAAATAGATAAAATTAATATATGGGAAGAAAGTGTAGGTACTCAAAAATTAGTTATACCTAGATGGAGCACTATAGAAACTATAAGATGGTTAGCTAGAAGATCGTCTTGGGCAAATGATTCCGTAAGAATGATGTTCTTTCAAGATTCAAACTTAAAATATAATTTTATGCCTATTGAAAAAGCTGCAGTTTTATATAAAGATAATCCAGTATTTAAATACACATACAATCAAATAGCTAGTTCAAAAGGTCAAGATCAATTACCAAACTCTCAAGACACATATACAGCTATAAAAGATATCACTTTTAATACAGATCAATTTAATATTGCTGACGCTTTCGCTAAAAGAAAAATAAATTCAGTGAGGTATGCACCAGATATTATTAACAAAAGCTATGAACCTGTTGGGTATAATTATTTTGATAGTTTTAGCAGGGATAATTATTTAAATAATTTTCCTCAATTTAATAAATTTAATTACTTAGATGGTAAAGCTCAGTATGATATTAATACATCTTTTACACATGAAGATGTATCTCAAATTAATAAAGTGAGTGATGCTAGTAATCTTAAAGTTTCTAGTATTGACAATAGTCAGATAATAGATATTACAGTAGTGGGTAATCAAGCTATAGATATTGGTCAAGTAGTAGAGATAGATATCAGCTCACCAGAACCAGCATCTGAAAATCGTGAAGGTAAAATAGATAAAAGATTTTCAGGTAAATATTATGTTTACGCTAAAAGAGATGTTTTTAATGAAGATACACATAACATGTCTTTAGGTTTAGTAAAAGAATCACAATTGGAAGGTTAATATGATTTATTCAGGCGAAATGGTATGGTTCGTAGGAGCCGTTGAAGATAGAAAAGATCCTTTACAAATGGGAAGGGTTAAAGTCCGTTGTTTTGGTATACACCCAGAAGATAAAAACGTATTAAAAACAGAAGATTTACCATGGTCATCTTTAATGTTACCTGCAAACTCAGCTGGTACAGGTTCTATTGGTCAATCTGCAACAGGTATTGTACAAGGAGCTTGGGTAGTTGGTTTCTTTACTGATGGTCAAAACATGCAACAACCACTTATTATGGGTGTGCTTCCTTCTCAACCTTATGAAAAAGAAGATAAAGCAAAAGGCTTTTTAGATCCCGATTCAGTTAATCCAGTAAACAACGAATTTGAAAACGATCAACCATTGACAGCGACAGGTAATTATTCACGGCACCCTTCCTATTTTGCAAGAGAAGACTTAAGACAACTTGATGTTGACACCGCTGTACCACCTAGAGTATCAACTGTTGCTGTTGATAGTACTGACGAATATTATGAAAGACAAGTTTGGTCTACACCAGAAACTCATCAAGGTGTTACTCCAGTATATCCTTACAACAAAGTATTAGCCAGCGAATCAGGTCATACCACTGAAATAGATGACACACCAGACAATCCAAGATTAGCACAGTTTCATACTTCTGGTACTAGCTATGAAATAAACGGTGATGGTGAAAAACACGAAACTATTGTAGGAGATAATTATCAAATAATTATTAAAGATAATAACATCTTAGTAAAAGGTAATATGAATCTTACAGTTGAGAATGATATGAAAGTTTTAGTTAAAGGCAATTATCACTTAGAAGTAGAAAAAGATTATACAGTTAATGTAAAAGGTTCAAAACAAACTAAGATAACAGGATCTGAATTCAAAGAAATAGACGAAGGTGATTATGTAAGTAATATAGCATCCGGTGATTACACTCAACGTATTGCTGGTATTGAAACACGAATTGTAGATTCGGATATAAGAACTACTATTGGTGGAAAAGAAGAGCGCTTGATAAAAAATGATTATGATAGAATTGTTATGGGTGATACGACTACAGTAACGAAGAAAAACTATAATAAAACTGTTACTGGTACATTAGATCTATTATCGATGGGGGATCTAACAATCGAAACAGCAGCTAATATGATAACTGATGTAGATGGTAACAAAACTGTTACAGTACAAGACGGTAATGTTACTGAAAATATTAATGGTAATCAAACTACACAAATAACAGGTAACTTAGATGTTGACGCAACAAGGATTGATTTAAACTAATGCCAGAAGTAACTAGAGTAGGATTAGATAGTCATGTAGGTCACGCTTCACCTACACCGAGTCCATTTCACCAGTTTGCATATGCTTCTGGTTCTCCAGACGTGTTTACTAATAATGCCAAAACAACACGAATAGGAGATTCAACAAGTTGTGGTGATCCTGCTACTGGTGGTAGTGGAACAGTATTTGTAAATGGTATAGGTGTTCATAGAAAAGGAGATGGAACTGGAGGTCACGGTTCGTGGGTACCTAACGCATCTGCTTCTGGTTCTCCTAATGTGTTTGCAGGAGGTTAATAATGGGTTGTAATATTAAAAATGAAGTTGTAGCTGCTCAAAGAGATATATTTAAAGAACTCAAAGAATCAGCTAAGTTTAAAAAAGCTCAAGGTAAACTAAATGGTATTCTTGATGGCAGTATTACTTTAGAAGACTTACAAAAAGAACAAAAAGCCAATGGTAAGAAAAGATTAGTAACCAGAACAGCAAGAGGAAAAGATACAGATACGGTACCTATATACGAACACGTAGAAGTTGAACAAGTCCAAGTTAAGAAAACTGGTACTAATTTCTTTTTTAGATTGTCTGAAAACCAATGGGAATCTACTATTGAAGATGAAGTAGAAGTTGTTATAACTAAGAAGACCTTCAAGGAAATTAAAGTAACCTATAAAATGGAAGACACGTCAGAAAAAAAAGACATGCAAACCGAAATAGGAGATCTTCAGAAATTAGCAGATAATGTTGCTAAAGGCGGACAAGAAGCTATAAAAATCTTTGAAAAAAAGATAGCAGAAATCGGAGATACTTTTGAAGGTGCTTATAGTGGTGTACACACTCTGTTAGAAAAAGTTCGTACTGATGCTAACATACCTATACCACCATCTGAAGCTGTAGTGATTGTAGATAAAGAAAAAAGACACTCAGCTTCTAATGTGATTAATTTAGAAGACCCTATCAGTATTACACGTGTTAGAGCAAGAAAAGCAAATACTAATTTCTTTTTTAATGTTACTCAATATAAATTTTTAAAAGAATCCGCAAGTATTATTGCAACAAATTCTTATGCAGAATACATTGTTAATTATAGAGGTAAAGGTAGTAATACTAAAAATAATGATCCTGCAAAACTACCTTCAAAAGATTCAATCATGTCAGATTTGAATGAGGGATTAAGCGCTCTAAATGAAAATATAGGTAATGTAACTCAAGCAATAGGAGAAGCAGCAGGTCAATTTGGTAAAGATCTTTCTGGTTTGGTTGCCTCCGCTAGTTCGGGATCTTTAATTCAAGACGCTTTAGCTAAAGCACAAGATCAGCCGGCTACTTATACTGTAGAAACTACCAAAAGAGATAGTAACACTAATGCTATTAATCTTGAATCTTTAGCAGGTGGTGAAAAAGGTATACTTCAAGTACAAACTAGAAGAGAAGATCAACCGTTTTTTAGTAATATGAATAAAGGAAATATAGCTGGTTGGCGTTTAGATGGCGAAGATTTGTACTTGTTTGAACCTAGAGCAGAAGTAAAAGTTAAGTATACAAAAGAAGTAGACCCGCCTGCATCTGCTGGAGTGCCAGCGATGAGTAATGATCCTGACATTCCTAAACTAAACCCGTGTAAAGATATCCCTGCTATAAAAGTTAAAATTTTAAAAGAAATTAAAAAAGATCCTGGTACAGGTGAGACAATAGAAACTGTTGTAAAAACTCCTTCAGCAGCACCAGTAACTGCAAAAACACCTGTAATAAAAACTGAAGCAGCTACTTCAGTTGCAGAGACATCTTCGGCTGTTGATGCGCAATCTTCACCTACAGCAAATAATGTTACAGGTTTAGATATGTCAAGAACTGATGCATTGAGCGCGGCTATAGGTGTATATGGTAGAACTAGTACAATGACGCGCACTTATTGGAGTGAGAAGTCAGAAGGGTATAATGCTAAAGTAAAAAAAGCTATGCAAGATCCTTTATATAAGTCTTTATTAAAGAAAAAGAAGGCTAAAAAAATAGATGGTATTAGAAAATTTATTACTGAGTTTGAAGGAAAACCTGGCGGGCCTAATGATGAAGAAATTAAAGCGGCTAATTATGTAATTCAGAATTACGTAGGTTTAATAGATTTTTCAAATCATTTAGCATCATTTAAAGCGGCAGTAGCTGCTAGTAGTATGGAACAATCAGGTAAAATGTCTACAGAAGAATATGAAAAAATTAGAGATGGTTTTATAAATTTCATAGGTGTGGTTCCAGCTGATGCAAAATCTAACGCTAGCGGTAGAGAGATAAAGACGCCAATTACTAATGAACTAGATATAGTAATTCTTGACAACATAAGAAGAGTACATGTAGATAACAGAAAAATTCTTCGTACAGCTGCTGTATATCAAGGTGAATTAGATATATCTTTATTAAACGAATAAATAAGTTAGGAGAATAATATTATGATAGCAACAATTTTATCAACAGCATTAGGTTTCGGTACATCTTTTGTGCCTAAACTACTTGACTTTGCCCAAGATGGTAAAGATAAAAAACACGAACTGGCGGTTATGAGTCTCCAGATTGAAAGAGAAGAGAAGTTACAGTCTCAAAAAGCTGAAGCTATGTTATTACAAGCTGAAATTCAAAGAGAAACAGCATTGTTAGATCATGATGCTAAATCAGCTGAGCATGCATCTACTTGGGTTAATAATATGAGATCTACAGTTAGACCGATTATTACTTATCTTTTCTTTGCATTATTTTTCTTTGTAGAAGGAGTAGCAGTTTATGTGGTCTTGCGTGATGGTGGTGATCTCACAACAATCGCAGACACACTCTGGTCAGAAGAGACGCAGTCAATCTTTGCTGCAATCATTGCTTTCTGGTTTGGGTCTCGAGCGGTTAAAAAGTAATGGCGACAAAGCTAAATGAAGGTACTGAGGTAGCTTTACCTCTTCGTAATATTATTAGCATGATTGCTTTTACATCATTAGCAACTTGGGCATACTTCGGTATTGTTGAAAGATTAAATTCAGTTGAAACTCAACAGACTATGATGAAAACTGATTTGGAACAAAACACTGAGTTTCGTATTAAATGGCCAAGAGGTGAGATGGGTAGTTTGCCAGCAGATAATGAACAATTTATGTTGATTGAACATTTAGCTGGAGAACTAGAAAGTTTAACTGTTGAGATTGAAGAAGGTAAAGCACCATACGATCAACAACAAAAGTTAACATTGGAATTTTTTGAAAAACGAATTAATCATTTAGAAGAAGCAATTGAGAAAATTAAAGACGCTCAATTAGAAATTAAACAAAGGAACGGACATTAAAATGGCAACAGAAATGGTTTGTATAACTCTATTATTATATGTTAATGGCGTAGTGGAATCACACGTTGGACATCATAAGATGGTAGATTGCTTAAAGGCAAAAAAAACA